TAAGGCACGAGCCATGATCTCCTCCGGTGTCTCGTCTTCTTTGGCAATCATGTAACCGCCGGTTTTGCGGATGGCGGGGAGGATCTCTTCGCATACCCAGTCTTGGAACTTTCCTGCCTCGGGTAATTTGGAGCGCATAACTAAGCGGTAAACATCGGATTCTGGGATGAAAGAGATTTCTACTTTCTGTTCTGTACTTTTACCATATTGGTTTGTTGTGATTGAGACCCCCTCGTGTTTCACGACCCCCTTACAATGTCTATTGATAGCATCATATCGATTACTATACCCTAACATCGCTGCCACATCATTGGCCACAAACATTGGTTTATCATCTATAACCGTAACTCTGATTTGTCCGAATACCGGACTTTGGAAATATTGTATCTTCGCTTCCATAATGAGTCGTATTTAAAAGTGAAAGGGCAAAGACCGGAATTGCCTATTGTGGCTGTTTGCAATTCCAATCAATGCCCTTTATTAATATCTTTCTCTGGAGAACAGCCACGAGCTCCGGATTAGAACGTTCTGAAGTAATATATAAGTCAGATTTTCTTTTTCCGGAGGCAGATGGCGATACCTTCTATACTTTCGCTTTTTGTGCCTGTAGTTTCGAATTTAACTTCTCAGCCTCCTTTTGCATATTTTCGGAAGCATGTTTGATGTAGTACAGCATCCCTTCGGTTCTTCCGATTTCTCGACCGGTATTGAATGCGGCTTGCAGTTCTGGAGTGGAGTATTTACCCATTTCGGAGGGTTGGGCCGTCCTTTTGCCGTTACTATTGTTGGCGGCATTGGAATCCTTGGAATTGATAGACATATATAATAAAAAAAGGTATTCGTGCCTTTCCTGCTGTCTATCACATTCCAAGGGATGTTGTGGTCCCATTACAGTTCCACACAGGGGTACACGAATACCAAATATCGTTATACAATAAATGTGTGTGCATAAAAAATGCCCACATCCCTTAGTTAAATATGATAGACACCACAAAGATGAGCACTAATTCTGAATCCCACAAGAAAAAATAGAAATACCTTTGCGTTTTCATCTTGTTGTGCTATTTTTGCGTTATGTGGAAAGAGAAATTAGGAAACTATTTGATTGA